TTTGGGTACATAGTGTAAAATATTATTATATTATGCACCCAAATAGGTTGTAAATACATTGCACATGAGTTATAACATAACTTGTGTGTAGTTATCTCCGATAACGAAACATAAAAACACTTACAAAGCTCAACTTAGGCACATTTTAAAAGGAGATTATACAATGGCAAGTCTAGCAGAAATCCGGGCACGTTTAGCAGCCCAAGAAAACAAGGGCCAAAATAACGGCGCCCGCACACAATCAGATAACGCAATCTATCCCCACTGGAATATCAGCGAAGGTGCTACTGCAACCATTCGCTTTCTTCCAGACGCTAACCCTAACAACGAATGGGGCTTCTGGGTAGAACGTCAGGTCATCAAGCTTCCGTTCAACGGCATTAAGGGTGATCCAAATGCAAAGCAAATTACTGTACAAGTTCCTTGCGTAGAAATGTATGGCGATAACTGCCCCGTTCTTGCAGAAGTTCGTCCTTGGTACAAGGATGATACTCTTAAGGAACTCGCTAACAAGTATTGGAAGAAGCGTTCTTATCTCTATCAGGGTTTTGTTCGCACTAACCCGCTCGGTGATGATCAGACTCCAGCTAACCCAATTCGTCGCTTCATCATCAGTCCACAGATTCAAACTATCATTAAGGCATCTTTGATGGATCCTGAAATGGAATACTTGCCGACTGATTACACTAACGGTTTGGACTTCAACGTCAAGAAGACTTCAAAGGGCGGATACGCTGACTACTCAACTTCTAATTGGGCCCGTAAGGAATCCCCGTTGACGGAAGCTGAATTGGCAGCTATTGAAGCTCATGGTACGTATAATCTTGCTGACTTCTTGCCAAAGAAGCCAAGCGAAGCAGAACTTCGTATCATTAAGGAAATGTTTGAAGCATCTGTTGATGGTCGTCCTTATGATAATGATAAATGGGGTGCATACTATCGTCCGTATGGTCTTGCAGCTCCTGAGGGTGCAGCAGCACAACATACCGAGTCTGCTGAAACCAGCTCTCCTGTTGCACCCAAGATAGTTGACTATGAACCAAGTCACGGTGCCCATTCACAGCCGGTATCAAACGATGTTCCTTGGAATGAAGATGAAACTCCTGCTGCAAGCGATGCTGTTGTACTTCCGAAGTCCGATACATCAGGCGACAAGGCTCAGGACATTCTTGCAATGATCCGCGCCCGTCAGTCTAAGTAATTGCTTAGTTTGGGGAGGCAATGCCTCCCCATTTGACAGGAGGTTTATATGACATTACCAGATGAAAGATATAGAGCCTTGAAGCAAAGTAGAAAGCTTTTAGAAGAACTTTGCGACCCTGGCAAAACACCGAGAGTACCAAGCATCATTCGTGATCGTGCTAGAACTATTCTTCGTCATTATCCACACGATATTGATATGGATCGATTGGCCGAAAACAATCCCGAAATGCTTGAAAAAAACTTACCCGGTGATAAATTAAAACAAATTGTAAGATAGGAATAAAAATTGGCAAAACCATTTGATATTAGTAAGTTCCGCAAGGACATCACCAAGGCTATTGACGGCCTTAGTATCGGATTTAATGATCCGACAGATTGGATTAGCACAGGCAACTATGCACTCAACTACCGAATTAGCGGTGATTTTAATAAAGGTATTCCGCTCGGCAAGGTTACAGTATTTGCCGGCGAGTCAGGTGCAGGTAAATCCTACATCTGCTCAGGAAATATTGTAAAACATGCCCAGCAACAGGGCATCTATGTTGTACTAATCGACAGCGAAAACGCACTTGATGAATCATGGCTTCACGCTTTGGGTGTTGACACTGGCGAAGACAAGCTCCTCAAGATGAACATGGCAATGATTGATGACGTTGCTAAGACTATCTCTGACTTCATGAAGGGCTACAAGGCCATGAATGATGAAGACAAGCCTAAGGTTCTATTCGTCATTGACTCACTTGGCATGTTGCTCACTCCGACTGATGTTAATCAGTTCGAAGCAGGTGATATGAAGGGTGATATGGGTCGTAAGCCTAAGGCACTGACTTCACTCGTTCGTAACTGCGTTAATATGTTTGGTTCAAATAACGTTGGTCTTGTTGCAACTAATCACACTTATGCATCACAAGATATGTTTGACCCTGATGATAAGATCTCAGGTGGTCAAGGCTTCATCTATGCATCATCTATTGTTGTTGCAATGAAGAAGCTAAAGCTTAAGGAAGATGAAGACGGTAACAAGGTCAGTCAGGTAAACGGTATTCGTGCTGCTTGTAAGGTCATGAAGACTCGTTACGCAAAGCCTTTTGAATCGGTTCAAGTCAAGATTCCTTATACTACTGGCATGAGTCCTTACTCAGGTCTTACTGATATGTGTGAAGCATTGAAGATGCTCAACAAGGAAGGTAACTCTCTTGTGTATAGCAAGCTTGATGGAACTATCATTAAGAAGTTCCGTAAGGGCTGGGAAGCAAATGACGATGGTTGTCTTGACGCTATCATGGAAGAATTCGAACGTAAGAATTCTAAATTAATTGTTGCGGAAGAAGCAGCAGCAGTAGAAGAGGATGTTGCGGAATGAGCTTATCTCTTATCAATGAAGTTTGGAAGCTATTGAAGCCGAGCATTGAAGCAGGTGATACTGACGGTGCTGCTGAAACTCTAGTCAACTATCTCGTTGAGGAAGAGATTGCTTCTGCACATGAAATTAAGTCAACATTTCGAGGTGACAAGGATATCAAGGCTGCACTTGATTTTTACTTAGAAACTCCGGATTCTGGTCTAGTGCATGAATATGATGATGACCTAGACGAAGATGACTACTACGACGATGACGATAATTATAACGACGATTACGAATGACTTGGTACGGCAAAATCACTCAGGATTTGAGTCACATTCCTGATTTCATTACTCATTATGAGAATGAAATGATTTCCGCAAAAAATGATGTTAAGGTGTACGGTAATGTTGAAAAGAACATTGCCGCACTACCCGGAGTCACGGAGTATCGCTTTAATCAATTACAAGAGATTGAAGCGGTACTCAACTTCCTAAATATTCAGTTACGTAAAATAAAAAGAAACTATTTCAAAAAGTATCTTGAAAATTACAACAGACAACTCACTCCTCGTGATGCTGAAAAGTATGCAGAGGGTGAAGATGATGTTATTGATTTTGAAGTGCTAATCAATGAAGTTGCCTTACTACGCAATAAATGGTTAGGCATACTTAAAGGCATTGACGCAAAACAATGGCAATTAGGACACATTGTTCGTCTACGCACCGCAGGCATGGAAGATGTTACTATTGGGTAACAAGTCTATTGCTTATTTCCAACAACTCATGTAGTGTGAAATAGTAAGGAGAACACGATGAGAAATATGACAGCAATTGCTTGGGATGATTTAGTTGATGCTTCGGAATCCAAAGATACCGAAGTCCGTTATAATTTCACGACAGACCCTTTGCTAATCAGTTGCACTCTTTATCGTTTGATAAAGGAGTCACGAGAAACCGATTCCATATCGTATCTTAATTGGTCTTTAAACGAACACGCTGACAAGATTGTAAATAAAATTACCGATCAGGATCGTGTGTTTGCCGAAACCCTTAAATCATACTATATGTCTAAGTTGCTTATGGCTAAATTGCGCGGCGATGACTTCACTAAGTTTAAAACTGATTTGATGCAGTATCTACACGATTCTCCTAATACTCTCACTTCACGTTTTATTGGTATGGTATATAAACTGCCTTACTTCTACGAATATGATATGAAGCTTGTTGAAATTTTTGGTGGAGAACGCAAAGACCTTGGTCCTGCTAGACACCGTGATAGGGAAGACATTACGCTAACCTTTATTGCTAAAGCCGATAATGGACAGAAGCGTTCTCGTAACTATGAATACTGGTTTAAAGATGACACTGACACTCGCATTCTACTAGAAGTAGAAAAGCACAATCCCGTAAGAAATCTTTGGGAACAGAGCATTCAGGCTGGCAAGTTAAACGTTAATACTCTTTTTGAAAAGAAGCGTAGAGATAACCTAGAATTTTACGTTGCTAGGGCGTGGACTATCAATATCTAAAAGGAGACTATAATGAAGGGTGATAAACTAAAACTGCATATTGCAGAACTAAAGCACAAGCATCATCATTTAGAATTGGAAATAAACAAGCTTGTTTATCTACACGGTGACGAAATGAAAATCCAAGAGTTAAAAAAGCGTAAACTCAAATTAAAGGATGAAATAGAATTACACGAGTCTCAACTTAAAGATATCGGTTGACATACATCCTATAATTTGCTATTGTTAATTATAGATAGAAAAAGGAGCAAAATATGAGAAAAGGTGAATTACTCGGCAAAGTCCTAGTTCTCGCTACTAATGCTCATGCAGGTCAATTTGACAGAGGCGGCAACCCTTACATTCTTCACCCAATCAAGGTGATGCATTATCTCAAGACTGATGATGAAGAATTGCAGTGCATCGCCCTATTGCACGATGTTATTGAAGATACCAAAACTACTTGGCAAGACCTTCAAGATATCGGTTGTACTGCTCGTGTTATAGCAGGTGTACGAGTCCTTACAAAGATGCCCGGACAGACCTACGATGAATACAAGAAAGAGGTCTTCGCTAATTTTGATGCAATGCGAGTGAAGTCTTGTGACCTTCGTCATAACACTGATATCCGTCGTCTCAAGGGTGTCACGCAGAAAGACATTGACCGTATGGCAAAGTACAATCAATTCTATCTTGAAATTCAGTCACGACTGAACGGATAAAAATCGTACCCGAGGTCATTTTTCGGTTGACTTCGGGTACCCATTTTGCTATAGTGAATTATAGAAACAGTACAGAGGAATCAATATGTCTCGCATTCTTATCAAGCAAGGTGAATATCGCAACAACCCTGTTATCAACAGCCAGTTTACTCTCGTAAAGGGTTTCCAGACTACAAAGAAAGGTTCGTTTGTGACTGTCAAGAATGATGGTGTGTTTCCCGTAAACATCGATGAAGTTCGCATCAAGGTATCGGACCTTAATGATGTTGAATTTCTTGATGGTGATGCTGCACCGGTCACGGCTACGGTAGCTGAAACTGACCAAGAAGCAATGGACCGCATCGCTACTCGTTTTGAAATCCTCGATGAAATGTCTGCTGCGTGTATCAAAGGAGATATTCGTGCGATGATCGTTTCGGGTCCTCCGGGCGTTGGTAAGTCGTTCGGTGTTGAACAGCAGCTTGAGAAAGCATCGTTGTTTGACAAGATTGCTAACAAGCGTCAAAAGTATGAAGTTGTCAAGGGTGCAATGACTGCACTCGGTCTGTATGCCCAGCTGTATCGCTACAGCGACAAGGGCAACATCCTCGTGTTTGATGACTGTGATAGCGTGTTCGGTGACGAACTTTCGCTGAATATTCTTAAGGCTGCACTAGACAGCGGCAAGCGTCGGCGCATTTGCTGGAACTCGGACTCGCGCCTTCTGCGTGAAGAAGGTATTCCGAATGCGTTTGAATTCAAGGGTTCTGCTATCTTTATCACGAACCTCAAGTTTGAAAACGTTCGCAGCAAGAAGCTTCAAGATCACCTTGAAGCACTTGAAAGCCGCTGTCACTTTGTTGACTTGACCATCGATACCGAGCGTGACAAGATGCTTCGTATTCGTCAGGTCAATCGTGACGCACAGGGTGGCCTCTTCGGCGACTACAGTTTTATGAATAACGAAGCCGAACTTATCCTAGACTTCATGGAAGCCAATCGCACTAAGCTTCGTGAATTGTCAATCCGTACCGCTCTCAAGATTGCTGACCTTGTAAAAATGTCTCCGAATAAGTGGCAGGCTCTTGCTATGAACACGGTCATGCGTCGGGCATAACATGAAGTTAACTCGCATCCCGCTAGATACTAACAACCGCATGCTTCGCATTGGGTTTGGGAAGCATGACGGTCGTTGGTTTGCTAGAATTGATGTATGGTTTTTTGGATTAAGGATTACCCCATAATAATAAATGCCTTTCAACAAACTTTCGGGGACTTCGGTCCCCGTTTCTTTTCCAGAACGCTTGCAAAAATACATAACGGTGCTATAGTATGAATATGACTAATAAGGAACAATTGCTATATTTCTTCCTGCAAGGTAAGATCAGCTTGAGTCAATATGACTACAAGTTTATGGCTAACCTACAAACTATAATCCAAAACAATTCGCGGGTAACGAGCAACCAAGCTGACCTGTTCGATAAGCTTATCAGTAAGTATAAGAAGCAGCTTGCTAAGCAAGGACTTGTTAAGGAAGAACTTAAAGAACTTCCGTGGAAGACAATGATAGTCGAAAGCACCTCAGAGTACACAGGTGCGGTAGTATCATTGCGGGATAATGAACTTAACATTCGTGTTCCGTTCAACAAGTCATTTATTAGCGAGTTTCGTAATGTTCCAAACAATGCATTTGACTGGGACAAAGAAACCAAATCGTATTCGGCTCGGTTCGGCACTACCGCATTAAAAGTTGCATATACTGCCCTTCCGAAGTTCTTCTCTACGGTGCGATATGATGACCAACTGCAAACTATCATCGATGAGTTAAAGCAGTACGAGGAGCTAATTTGGAATCCTACACTAACTAAATACAACGGTGAATTGATTGTTGCGGCAGCTAATCCTATTATAGCAGAATTAATTCAGGATACCGAGTTAACCTTGGAACCACGAACGATATTTAATTTGACTTGCATGGGGATAACTATTGATCCGAAGCTTTACGAAGCTTCTGAAAAATTAAGATTTGCAGCCAGTTCGGTGTACGAAGTCGAGTTGACGGATGTGGAAAACACTATAGGATGGATGAAGAATGTCGGTTGCGAAAATGTTGTGATTGGTAGAGGATTGCGAAGCACTATCAGCCAAGAACATCTATCTAGCATGATTGAAAAGTATGGAATGAGGTCGTTAGGACCACTATCATATGGTACGTTGCCTGATGGTGTTTCTATGCTCATGCAGCATACAAGTAATGTCAACAGTCGAACTCCTTTCACTGGACAAATAACTAAAACAGTCGTGCTAAAAGATAGCCGACCAATCGAGGTCAAATGAACGAAGCAAAAATCATAATTAAGGACGAAGTTAATGTAAAGATTGAGGGTCTAGAACTTTCAGATCGCCGTGCATTGATGAAGAAGTTTGAATACGAAAAGCCGGGGGCAAGATATTTGCCCGCAGTTCGTTTGGGTCGTTGGAACGGCAAGATTAGCTATTTTAGTCTTGCTGGTAGCACTTATCTAAACCTCCTAGAAGATGTTATCACGTATCTGTATGATAAGAATTATGACATTGAATTAGTTGACCATAGGCAAAGTCACGGCAAGTTAGAGTTTGACCTAATCCGTGAAGATAGTTTTTCTGACACTGTATGGCCAAAAGGGCATGAACGTGAAGGTCAACCTATCGTGCTACGAGACTATCAGGTTGAGATTGTCAATAACTTTTTAGCTAATCCTCAGTGCTTACAGGAAGTCGCCACGGGAGCGGGCAAGACATTGATGACTGCTGCTCTATCTAAGTCCGTAGAGCATCTAGGACGCTCTCTAGTGATTGTCCCCAACAAAAGTCTTGTTACACAAACAGAAGCAGACTACATCAACTTAGGATTGGATGTTGGCGTCTACTTCGGTGACCGTAAGGATTACGGCAAGACGCACACAATCTGCACTTGGCAAAGCTTGAATAATTTATTCAAGAACACAGCCGAAGCTGGCGAAGAAAAACTAGATGAATTCTTTTTTGAAGATATTGCTTGTGTAATCGTTGATGAGGTACATATGGCAAAGGCTGATGTTCTCAAGACAATGCTTACCGGAGTGTTCAGTAACATTCCTATTCGCTGGGGACTGACAGGAACCATTCCTAAAGACAAGATGGATCAGGTATCATTGCTTGTATCCCTCGGTCCCGTCATTGGTAAGCTGTCAGCAAAAGAATTACAGGACAAGGGTGTACTCGCACAATGTCATGTTAACATTGTTCAGCTTAAGGATAAGGTTGAGTTCACTAACTACCAGTCAGAATTGAAACATCTACTAGAAGATTCAAATCGCCTTGATACAATTGCCGCATTAATTGACAAAGTGAATCTGACTGGTAATACTTTGGTCCTTGTTGACCGAGTGAATGCAGGAAAAGAAATCGTAAGCAGATTAGGTTCCAATGCTGTCTTTGTAAACGGCGGCACTGGATTAACAGAAAGAAAGGCAGAATATGATGAGGTTGCCACGAGCGACGATAAAATTATTGTCGCAACGTACGGCGTTGCGGCTGTCGGTATTAATATTCCTCGGATCTTTAATTTGGTTCTTATTGAGCCTGGCAAATCGTTTGTACGAGTTATTCAGTCAATAGGCAGAGGCATTCGTAAAGCAGAAGACAAGGACCATGTACAGATTTGGGATATCACATCCTCATGTAAGTTTGCGAAGCGTCACTTGACACAACGTAAGCAGTTCTACAAAGAAGCCAACTATCCTTTCAGTATAGAGAAATTGGACTATTAATATCTTGACATATACAGTAAAGGTTGATATAATAACATCATGAGAATACTTACCCTTGAAAATACTTCGTATAATCTAGAGACATTGCCTGATGAAATAGATGATCTGCGATTTTCTATTTTAGATAACAGCGTCCCTGCTAATGTAGATTATCATTTTATACCCCTTATCTTTTTAGAATCGTTTAATAGTCCTGCATTGGTATTGAAGATTGCAGATAAAGTGATTAAGATGCCGATGGATTGGCAAGTGCTAATTGGTGAACAAGAGCATGGAGATTTAGAAGCATTACCTCTTTCGAGTCTTAATGACAGAGGATTCAATGCCTTTCAATTTAATTCACTGACATCATTTGTCCCGACATTCTTGCCTATTGAGATTCTTGATATCTATCCAGAAGTTACATGGTATGCACCCAGATTGAAAAATGGTCAATTTTTAAGCGTCCCTATTGATGAAGGAGAAAAGCCCAGATGCGTGTATTTCATTAAAGAAGTCAGTAGAAACTGTGAAATTGTAGATTATTCTTTAGCTTACTAAAAGGAGACGTAGTGATGACTGTATTGAAAGCTTACAAAAGGTGCGTTAAGCAGAAAAAAGAAGGTGATGTGATGGGTGTAGTGCGAACTTTATTCCCAAACATTCAAGTAGAAACCTTTATCGAAAATCGCAAAATTAGTACGCAGATTAAAAAATGAGAGTTCTAATTACTGGTCATAGCGGATTCATCGGGCAACATATTGTAGCACGACTAACAGATAAGCATGATTTATTTTTGCTTGAAAGCGACTTGCGGGATCATACCGCTGTTCGTGACGAGGTTCATGCTGCTGATCCGGAAGTGATTGTTCATCTTGCCGCTCGGACCGAAGTAGAAAAATCTTTTTATGAACAGACTGTGTTCAGCGAGATTAACTATGTGGGCACGGTAAACTTGATTGAGGCCGCAAGCCAACTTTCAAATCTAAAGAATTTTGTGTTTGCTTCTACTATGGAAGTATATGGTTGGCAACCTATCAGTGACCTTATCAGAGACGGAAATGAATCTGAAATTGAAGTCTTTGATGAAACTACAATTCCCAATCCCAATGCTCCGTATTCAGTAGCAAAATTTGCTTGTGAAAAGTATTTGGAATATGCAAGCAGAAGCTACAACTTCCCGTATACTATCATTAGACAAACTAACGCATACGGTCGTAAAGATAATGACTTCTTTGTTACAGAACAAATCATCACGCAGATGCTAAAGAACCCAAATGAAATCAATTTGGGGTATGGGGTACCGTATCGCAATTTCTTGTACATCGATGACTTAATTGATGCTTGGGAAGTTATCATCGATAACCCAGGCAAGTGCGTAGGTCAATTGGTCTGCTTGGGTCCTAACAATGCAATTCGTATTTCAGACTACGTGGATATGATTGCAAAGAAGTTAAATTGGGAAGGTAAAGTCAACTGGAATACCAAACCAGCTAGACCCGGAGAGATTTATCTGCTAAACAGTAGTAATGCAAAGCTTACTAAAATGACTGGATGGGAACCCAAGATCTCACTTAGTGACGGGTTAGATAGAACAATTGAATTTTGGAGAACACATTTAAATGTCTAGTGGTCATCATGCACACACAACACTCGGTCAGGCAAAGTACAACAGAACGATAGCAGGCACTCTACCCAGCCAAACTGTATTTAGGCTTGATTCTGCTAGAAATCGCAAGGTAAGAAAAGAGAAGGAAAAGAAGATGGGTTGGTTAAAACGTAAGTTTGCACAATGGTGCCGCGAAGCATGGGAAAATTCTCGTCATGAGGATAGAACATATGCAGTAGTAGACTCTGTTCAATCTCGGAGCATTGATGCAAACAAGAGCATTCGCTTCACTATCTATCCAGCATCTGGAGGCTACGTGATTGAACATTACAAAAATGAACGTATGCGAGAAAGTGATGGGCCGACGCTGACTATTGTTAACAACGGTGACAGTATTGGTCAAGCGATTGAACACGTTATTGCAGTTGAATCGTTGAAGGCATAATGGCTAAAGAGAAACTATCAGCAGACGAAAAGTTTGAGAAGGTCGAGTTTGACCTTTTCGACGCAATTGCGGCTATTGACCGCAAAGACTATTCGTATTACGATAGATTGACTCCCGAACAGCAGAAGAAGTTCGTGCCGTTTATGATGTTGCATTGGATTAGTGCAATTAAAGGTAGCGAAGGGCTATCACGCTATTACGTTATGAGTACAAACGAGTATGCAAACAAATACTTGTTCAACGAAAATGTAATGAAGCATCCTAAACTACAGTGGCTAATGTTGTGTTCAGCAAGCCCGGGTATGGGAAAACAATTTCATCAATGGATCCCTCATATTCGTGAGCGTGTCAGTAAGTTGAAAGAATCTCCTAAAACTAAAGAGATTAAGGATTATTACAAAAAGATATATCCTAAATCAAGTGATAGTGATCTTAACTTAGTAACTGATGTTTTTGTTGACAACCATAGAAAAAAGATGTATATTGCAGCTAAGTTCCCCGAAATGAAGTTTGATGAGATTGAGTTGTTAAGTGAAATTATTACAGACGAAGATATCAAAAAATACGAAGAAGCCTTCGGTAACTAAAACAGATTTCCAATGCGAATTCTGTAGTAGATATTTTCTGAAGGAAAGAACTATGGTAAGCCATCTGTGCGAGACAAAGCGCAGGTGGCAAGACCGCGACATGCCAGGTAATCGTATCGGCTTTCAATCTTGGCTTGAATTTTACAAAAGAAATACTACAAGTAAAAAGCAAAAGACATATCAAGACTTTGCTAAGAGCGCATACTACATTGCCTTCGTCAAGTTTGGTCATTACTGTGTTGATATTAAGTGTATCAATGTGCCTCGTTATGCTGATTGGCTTTTGAAGAACAACATCAAAATTGATAGTTGGTGTAGTGATAGCAACTATGATAAATTTTTAGTTGAATGTCTCAAGCAAGAAGATCCGCTAGACGCAATCGCTCGTAGCATTGAAACTACAATTGACCATGCCAAAAATGAAAAAGTTCAAAGTAAGGACTATCTACGATATGGTAATAGAAATCGCATATGCAGTCTAGTAGTTAATGGCAAGATTAGTCCGTGGATGCTTTATCAGAGTGAAAGCGGTATTCAGTTCCTTGAAGGAATAGATAGCACTCAACAAAAAATGATATTCGAATACATTAATCCAGAGCAATGGGCTATCAAGTTTAGACGTAATACTGAAATGGTGACACAGGTTAAGGAACTGTTGAATGCCGCAGGCTATTGATACTTACAAAGTAGTTCGTCGCGGCCAAAAATACTGCGTGAGAGTGCGTGGGGTACTTAACACTACTGATTCATTTAACTGGTGTAAAGAGCGTAACATGAGTTACCATATCAAGCGGCGGTTTAATGTAGGATATACTTGGGATAGTGAAGGACTCTATAGAAGCCGTTGGGACTATGACTTCATCTTTGACGAAAAGAAAGAAGCACTGACCTTTATCCTGGGGTATCTATGAACAAGTTTTTTCATATGGATGCTAAACTTTTTGATACATGGACTGACCAACTGATTGATAAGTCCTACGATTACCGGCAGATTGGTATTTCAAATGAACACTGTAATCAGATATCCGAATCGGAATACGGTCTACGATTGGTTAACTGGCCCGATAAAGCATTTGAAGTTGTAGATGAACGTAAGTACACTGTCTTCCTACTGAGGCACCGATGAGGTTTAGTGTCTCTCCGCAACATATGAAGCCATTTGTCATTGTTGTTGACTACAAGTTTTATGTTAAGAATGAGCAAGAGATTACTGACTGGGCTAATAAATGCACTCCGGGCTGGGCATTAACCGGCATGGTGTTAGAGTTTAAGAATGAACAAGATAGGCTAGCATTTTTATTACGGTGGGACTAATGTATACGCTGTGTATAAACGATAAGAACAATCAAACTCAGTCCTGGTGGTTTAACTTTTTGTTTAGCCTCGATGATACTGATGTAAAAACAGGATTAAAACAGTGGGGAGGAAGAGTTGAATATGACAGTACTGGATACAGCGATACTATTATATTTGACAGAGAAGAAGATATAGCATGGTTTCTATTAAAATGGACATGATTAAACAACTTAAAGAACGCTGGAAGGGTTACAAAGAGAAACGCTTCTTAGAAAACTATGGCTGCAAGACTTGGCGTGAATACGAACGCAAGTATGATCCTAATATTGGTTACAGAGCAAGATGGGCCCACACCTTTTATCACGGATACCCCCATCTAGTTCCAATAGAACCAATTGGTGTTGCACTGTATGGATTAAAATATCATGACCTAGTTGAGCAAATGATGGAATGGTGCGAACAGAATTGTCAAGGTAAGTGGCGCAATGATTGGCATCGCGGCTTTTGGGACCATCATGGCAACTACGAACTGAATAGCATTGGCGGTGGCGATATGATGTTCTTTGCATTCAAAGAAGATGCAGATTACATTTGGTTCAACCTAACCTGGCAATGAATCACTATGATGAAAAGAATGGGTGGGAGCATACGAAGCCAGGTTGGTACGAGATAGTTATTCCAGCACGCCAATTTCGGGAGGCGGTGTACAAACACACTGTAATGTTAGGATGGATATACGCTAACATAGGGAAATGTGAACATCATTGTAGATGGCAGTTTGACAATGATAGCTTAAAATACAAATTTAGATATGAAAGAGATTATATATGGTTCAAACTAACATGGGGCTAAGACCCGTAGCAGAAGAAATTATTGATGTAGTTCCACAGTCTCAGAAGATTAAGAAGAAGATTGCGGTAGATGGTATCTGGGAAGATAGAACATTCATTCGCATTCCTATAGGTTCAGAAAGAATGGGACCAAGCGAACTAGAAGTATGGTGTCGCAAAAGATTAGGGGGACCTAAATATTTAGGTGAGTGGTTCAAGGTATCGGGATATATAGTGCTTGACGAAAAAACATACATGTTTTGGAAGTTGTGTGAATGAATACTGAGGGATTAGAACTTAAGTTTACTAAGCTAGATGGTAGGCATCGTGGGCACAATGAGTTTACTCATTATGTTAGTGTATTAGAAAAACCCACTAGCAAGTATTACCAACCAATTAAATATTCTGTTGCGGGGTTTTTTGCATTAAGATCACTGTGTTCAGAAACATGGGGACTTTCATGTGAACGAGAACTATATCTACAGTTAAAACCTAAGGTCGCTAATAGTGTGTCAGATGTGCCTCTCAATAATCATTGGGTATGGCATACCGATCTAAATAACAATCAGTATAGAATATATCTAAAAAGTGATGAAGAAAGAGCTTGGTTGTTATTAAAATGGTAAATGAATTAACTGATGGCGAAGGTTATCTATTCTTTGAGAATATTATTCCTATAGACTTGATTGACACGTTCAATGATAAATTAGATACCCTATATCCCGTCAGAGCAGTTAGTACTGATAGACAATATGCAGAACGAGATAAGATAAAAGAGCTACCGAATATAAACGTTTGGTGGAGTCAAATGGTTATGGATTGGCCAGAGGTACAAGCTATTAACGAAATTCTTATCTCCAAAATTAAGCTAGAACTTGCTGATGCTGTGTTCTATGCTAGTGATGTTGTAACTATCAGCGGTGACAGTAAATGGATAAATCCACATGTTGATACTCCTCATAGATTTAAACAATGGAATGAAGATGAAAGGTTATTAGGAGTACAGTGTATCGTTGCCTTACAAGACACTACTCCTGAGCAAGGTTCAACTGGATTTGTTCCTAGAAGTCAGATACAAGATTGGGATATTGATATGTGCTATAGCGGTGCATATAACAAATATTTCTACAGTTTGTCCGAACAGCGACATATGACTAAAGGAAGTGTCTTGATGTACAACTGTAGATTGTTGCATAGCAGTATGCCCAATTATTTACCCGAACCGCGACCTATGCTATTGCTTAATTACCTAAACGGTGCTATAGTAGAAGATGTAAAGAAGATAGACAACATTTGGAGTTCTAATGGCTAATCATATTATGATCGATATGGAAACACTCAGTACCGACGTTTCCACAGTAATACTTACAATTGGTGCTGTGCGTTTTGATCCTCGTGGGGTTGGCGTAATTGAGAAACTTGAGCTTCGTCCAACTATGGATGAACAAACTGAAACATTTAATCGCACAATCAGCGATGATACTCTGCGTTGGTGGGGTGAACAAAGTCCCGAAGCAATTGAAGAAGCTATGGGCGACCGCGACCGTATCAGCTATCGTGAAGCAATGGAAAAACTTTATCAGTTCTGCTGGAACCGCGGTGATAAAGTTTGGTCTAACGGATCTGGCTTCGACATCGTTATTGCAGAAAGTGCATTCCGTGACCTTGACATGAAGTATCCTTGGCAGTTTTGGAATGTGCGTGATTGTCGCACTGTTTATGACCTTGCCGGCGTCTCGTTGAAAGACGGCGGACACGTTACAAGTCACAAAGCAGTAGAAGATGCCGAGCGTCAGGCTATTGTTGTGCAAAAAGCTTATCAGAAGCTTATTCAAGCGGGTATGACTCACATTCGATGAGAATTGACTCCGATATTGATATTGACTTAGGTGACCGCGAAAAACTACTAGCGGTCATCAAGCATACCCCTGCGTCAATGCGCAATATTACTCCTATACGCAAACATCCTAGCGGTATCTATGTATCTGACATACCATATGATCCAACGTATGATATGGCGTCAATTGATTATACCGAAGCAGATAAAAGAGGATATTTCAAATTAGATATCCTAAATGTTCATGTGTATGAACTTGTAAAGAACGAAGAACATTTAGTTGAGTTAATGAGAGAACCAGATTGGTCTATCCTCAAGAACCGCTCTATAGTAGAGAAACTTATTCACCTTAACAACTCATTCAATATCATGCAGCGTATGCCTGAACCAATTGATAGTATTCCTAGACTGGCAATGTTTCTAGCAGTAATGCGACCAGCTAAAAAACACTTGCAAGGCTTATCTTGGAAAGAAGTCTCACCCACAGTGTGGGAAAAAGATAACGATAATTATAGTTTCAAGAAAAGTCATGCTATTGCTTATGCACAATTGGTTGTCGTGCATATGAATTTATTGAAGGAACAAAATGATTAAGAATTCTATTACCGAAATTAAAGATTGGCCCACTGAAGGCGTAAACTTTAAAGACCTTAGCAATGTGCTAACTAAGCCCGGCGACTTTCGTTGGGCATTAGATCGTCTTAAGATGTTTATGATGGTAAGCGGGGTAGATTGTATTGCATCACCTGATGCTAGAGGATTTATTTGGGGCGCGCCTGTCGCTGCTGAACTTGAATTGCCATTTCATATGATTCGTAAGCCTGGCAAGTTGCCGCCACCGATAATCAGTCAGTCATATGAATACGAATATGATAGCGGAACATTAGAAATTAAAGGTAATACTGACATTGGTGAAGGTACTAAAGTTGGTATAATCGATGACGTTAATGCTACCGGCGGGACAGCACTAGCAACTATTCAACTATTAAGCAGAATTGGCGTAAAGCCGGAGGATATTTTTTATGCAAGTGTTATTGACCTCACGTATCTCAACGGGAGCAACAAGATTCGTGAAACAGGTGCAACAGTTCTATCACTTGTATCATATGAATCTGATTAAATGGTTAGGTACAACAGGCGTAATTGTAGCAACAATTCTTAGAGCGTTTGGTTACCACACAGAAGATATGATTGTTGGGTTCATGGGAACCGCATTGTGGGCGTATGCTTCTTACGTAGAACGTGACCGCGCACTGTTGACTTGTAACATCTTTATTCTTGCTGTTTTATTATATGGGATTTTTACATGAATGATATTATTTTATTAGCAATGCCAGAAGAGGCCCCCTCACTAGCAGGTAAGAGCAATGTATTCTACACTGGCGTTGGCAAAGTAAATGCAGCTATTGTTGCTGCTACATTAATTGAGCGACACAAGCCAACTCGTGTATTCAACTTTGGTACTGCTGGTGGCATAACCGCATCCCACGGTGGCATCTACAAGTGTACTAAGTTTACTCAGCGTGACGTTATTTTGGGTGGTTGTATTGTTGGACCACAGGCAGAAGCATTACACGCACCCATTGTCATCGGTGATGATGGGTGGGTGTTGAGTACAGGTGATAACTTTGTAACTGACACATATAATATCAATGCTGACTTAGTTGACATGGAAGCATTTGCTATTGCTAAAGCTTGTCAAGTAGCGAACGTGGAGTTTATCTGTCACAAGTATATCAGCGATATGGCTAACGATGAGGCGCCTGACCATTTTGTAGAACATGTCCACAAAGGCGAAGACTATTATATTGAAATACTAAAAGAGTGTGGAGTACAGTTATGAACCTAGCACTGCTTGAAGAAAATAATCCACAGCTACTTGAAGTCTCGGAAGAATGGGACTTTAGAATTGATGGTAGTCCCGAAGAACTTGTTAGGGCTATGTCAAAGTTTATGGCTGACAATGGTGGGGTAGGTCTTGCTGCACCTCAAGTTGGAATCAAGAAGCGTATCTTTATTATGGGTAACTTCACTAAGCTAGTTGCGTGTATCAATCCCAAAATTGTCTCGCTAGCCGAAGAACGTAAGAATGACCTTGAAGGTTGCTTGAGCTTCCCTGACTTGTTCATGAAGGTAAAGCGCCCCACTACTGCGGTAGTGCAATATTATACAGTGTCAGGTGAATTAGTTGAGCGTGAATTGTCTGGATTTGAATGCAGAGTGTTCTTACATGAATATGATCATTTGATTGGAATAACGTTTGACCAACGGGTTGGTGATTTGTCGTTTAAGATGGCTAAAGATAAAAGAAAGAAAGAACTAAAGAAGGCAGCTAGGGCATCCGCTTAACAAGTGTGATGCTTCTACGCTTACTGCGTTTCTTAGAGAAGTCAGACATTGATACTACAGGACCATGAATGACTTGTAAACCTTTGTTGTTAAATGTCTTGACGTATGGTTTAAATATACCCCACTCATCTTTCAAAAAAATATTGATGGGAATCGATCTATTTGACTCCCACCACCATATTTCACCTAATTCTAAAAACTTTGTTCTAAGTTCAGCTTGTGTGATTGCCCCGTAATCGTACATAGTGGTAACAGTGTCATCCCTATTCTGAATTATTCCGACATAGTCCTGATTGCTGTAGGAACATATGGTGATGAACGGATGGTTGTCACTCAGTTTTTTGAAAAATTCGTCATTCATAGCTGTATTCTATTTACACCGGTTTGCCCAAACTATTTATTTTAGTACTAAATACTTGACAAGGAGAAACATTTGTGTACACTACATCAGTATTTACTTACGTAACCAGACAAATTGTAGTACTCCTGTCAGGAAATTCACCGAGGAAATATATGCCCCAATATGCAAAGCCGCTAACTCTACATAAAGGCGTAGACAACAAGCTTCAGTTTCAATTCTTAAATCAAGAGCAGAAGCCAGTAGACATTACTGGTAAAAGTATTACTTGTAGAATCCTGAATTATGATGCCACTGAAATCCTAGTCTCAAAGGCTCTTGATTTAGATTTTGCATTAACCGGCATCGCCAGTCTAAGTCTAAATGCAGCAGACATTGAAGATATCCCTCAACAAAAAGCATACTACTCACTAGAAATACCTGTAGGTACATTTGACTATCCGGTGTTTGTTGACCAAAATGCCGGCGGACGCGGAGTAATGAACATTGTAGATTCTATATTACCTTCCTTTGTCCCTTCACAGATAGTAACCATTCCAACTGGTCAGGCATTCCCTAATATCAGTAACAGTAGCGGCAATACTAATCTTGTATACGATACGAGTATCATTAACACACAAGCTAATCCTATCTTAACCATTCAAACAAAGTATGAAGAATACTACGGGAACGTCACTATATTAGGTTCCAGTATCGTAGACGGTGACTTCTATGTTATTGAAGAAGATAATGAACTAGATAATGTGTCTGAAACCAGAGGATATACTATCACAGGATTTCACCCATATGTTAAGGTAGAGTTCACAAGTAATTCAGGTGCGGTAACCAATATACTTGCTAGATAACACTAATCGTGTTATTATGACTACTTAATGATTGATATCCTCACTATAATTCCGGGCAGAAAGAAGACCACAGCAAAAGGCTGGGTGAGCTTTAATGCTCCTTGCTGTCATCATTTTGGACATAAGCCTGATCGCAGAAGTCGCGGTGGCATAAAGTTCGATGGTGATGTCAATTGGAGCTATCACTGCTTTAACTGTCACTTTAAATGCGGGTTCACTTTAGGAAAAACACTTAGTCAGAATCTAAGAAAACTATTGTCTTGGTTTGGTATAGATGAGCAACAAATAAACAAGTGGAGCTTTGAAAGTCTACAGCACAAAGACCTTATTGAATTATATGTCAAAAAAAGAAAAAGTCTCAAGATTAATTTTGCTGAGACTCAGCTTCCGGAAGACGCTACCATCATTGATGAGACTGACCCCAAGCATCTAAAGTTTGTTGAGTATATCAACAGTCGAGGCTTTTCGGTTACTGATTATCCCTTCATGATTACTCCCAATGAAGAAGGTAGAAACAGTAATAGAATAATCATACCCTATACTTTTGAAAATAAGATTGTCGGACACATAAGCAGGTATCTTGACAATCGTATTCCAAAATACATCAAAGAGCAGCAAACGGGCTTCATCTTTGGCTATGATTTTCAAAAGCCGGAGTATGAAGTGTGTATTGTTGTAGAGGGTGTATTGGATGCGCTCAGCATTAACGGTTGCGCACTAACACATGATACTATTAGTGACGAACAAGCGGAGCTATTGAGAAGGCTAAACAGAAGAATTATCGTAGTGCCAGACTTAGATAAGTCCGGTATAGCAATCATTGACAGAGCAGTAGAATTAGGATTTGAAGTTGCAATTCCAAATTGGTCACCTGAAATAAAGGATACCAATGACGCTGTATTAAAATACGGCAAAGTAGCTACCCTACTAAGTATTCTACAACAAGCTACAAGCAGTAAGATTAAAATTGAAATGCAGAGGAAGAAAATTGCTCAAAGAATATAACACTGATATACAACGTCTATTCCTTCAGATGATGGTCACGAATTCCGAGTTGTATACTCGTGTCATGAACATCATGAATCCAGAAAACTTTGATCGTAGTCTAAGAAACGTTGCAGAATTTATTGTAGAGCATACTGCCAAATATAGCATTATGCCTGACATAACGCAGATTAAAGCAACCACTGGTGAAGCAATTGACCATATCGAAGACTTGTCTGATGGACATTACGAATGGTTCTTGGAAGAATTTGAGTCATTCACTAAGCGACAAGAACTTGAACGAGCAATTCTTAAAGCAGCAGATATGCTTGAGAAGGGTGAATTTGACCCGGTCGAACAACTAATCAAGGACGCTGTTCAAATCAGTCTACAACGTGATATGGGAACAGATTACTTTGCTGACCCTAAGGATCGATTGAACAAGTATTTCAACGCAGGTGGTCAGGTGTCTACTGGCTGGCCGCAGCTTGACAGAGTTATGTATGGTGGAATGAGTCGCGGCGAGTTGAACATCTTTGCAGGTGGTTCTGGTTCTGGTAAGTCGCTTGTTATGATGAACATCGCTCTTAACTGGTTGAGTCAAGGACTTAGTGGAGTCTACATCACTCTCGAACTTTCAGAGGAATTGACATCGCTTCGTACTGATGCTATGTTGACTAATATGAGTACTAGAGACATTCGAAAGAATTTGGACGATACTGAATTGCGAGTCAAGATGGCTGGTAAGAAGTTTGGTAAGTATCGTGTTAAAGCATTACCCGCACAGAGTAATGTGAACGCTATTCGTTCATACATCAAAGAAGTGCAGATTCAGACTGGTATCAAGGTTGATTTCGTAATGATTGACTATCTTGATTTGGTCATGCCGGTAAGTGTCAAAGTTAATCCTAACGACCAGTTCATCAAGGACAAGTATGTATCAGAAGAACTTCGCAATTTGGCGAAGGAACTTGGTGTTCTTCTCATCACGGCATCGCAGTTGAATCGTAGTGCAGTTGAAGAAATTGAATTTGATCACAGTCACATTGCAGGCGGTATTTCTAAGATTAACACTGCTGACTATGTGTTCGGTATCTTTACATCACGTTCTATGAAAGAACGTGGTAAATATCAGATTCAGTGTATGAAGTCTCGTAGTTCTACTGGGGTTGGTCAAAAGATTGACTTAGAGTACAATATTGATACTATGAGAATCACTGATGAGGATCCGGAAGAAGGTAGAACTCATCAACACACCCCTACACAACTAATGAACCAACTTAAAACTACTAGCTCAGTAAGCGATGTTGTTAACAATCTTCCAACTACTGAGGCAAAAATATCTGCTAATGTGGAGGGTGCAAAGCTAAAATCATTGTTGAATTCTCTCAAGAAAAACTAAAGAATGAATAAATACTCTATAGGATCTTTATTATACTATGCAAAAGAAAACAAAAAGCCTTCTTGAGGAATTACAATCTTTTGGTGACACTAGGGATATGAATCACATCATTGAGTCCCGTGCCTCCAATATTATTACCAGTGCCATCAATCTTATTGAATTGATGCAAAAACAATATTCTCCTGACAAGGCTGAACTACTCGAAAAGAAGCTTTTGAGTGCTATCAAGGGTAAAGATCAAGAAAGATTCGCCAAATCGTTAAGGAAGAAAAATGAAGATTAATGAATTCAAACAATCTAAAAACATTGCTGAAGGTGCATTACTTGACATTTTGCTAGGGCCTAAGGCCGCTTCATACTTCGCTAAGGACGATGATAGACACCAAGAAGCACTTAAGGTCTTTTTGAAAGATTTCATCGGTGATGCTACTGTATCATTGAGCAACGGGATCCAATCAGGATTAATAGATGCAGAAAAATCTGCTACTAAACCTGACGCATCCGCGGAAGCCGGAGCTAGTGCTGGGGTAATAGAATCTAGATATCAAAAGCTAAACGCTATCTTTGAAAGTATAGTGGAAGCTGATGGTGCTGATAGCATCACTGAATACATGACTACATGGTTTGATATGTATATGAAGGGAGTCGATTGGAGAGCTAAACAGAATGTTGTTATGCCAATTATCCAAGAAATTGAAAAAACATATGCTACAGATCAAGGCCGCGCCGCAATCGAAAAATTAGGACGAGTGGCATTTTCTTTATCGGGTCCAGCAAAACAGCCCCCGGCTGGTGCAAGAGACGCAAAAGACGCATCGCCAGAACCGAAGGCACCGCCGGCTCCGAAACCAGCTCCGAAACCAGCTACAAAAAGTGCAGATGAAGTAGCTAGAGATTTACTAGCATTGAGTGCTACGGATCGAGCAGCAGCAATTGCTAAAGCAGAGGCTGCCGGTAGATGACGACCCTACTAGAAGGCGGCGCAATGGACGGTGTAGGTGCAATCCACACTGATGAAATTGGCCCTACCCTAGACAGTCTAGAAAAGATTTTAGGCATTGACCTAAAGAACAACACCTTAGGCAGCGTAGGTAAGAAAGAGTTTTCAGGAGACATTGATATCGCTCTTGACATTGCGCCGGAAGATATCCCTGCATTTGTAGAAAAACTTAAGAGCATTCCTGAGGTATTGGACTTAGCTAAAAGTTCTGTAATCATGACTAAGGTTAAGATTGCAGACTATGACCCAAACAAGCAAGTACAAGGGAAACCAAGAACAGGCTATGTTCAAGTAGATTTTATGCCCGGCGATCCGGGCTGGCTCAAGACATTCTATCACGCTCCCCACGAAAAAGATAGTAAGTACAAGGGTGTTTTTAGAAACATTCTTATGTCTAGTATTGCGGCACATTTAGATCGTAGAGATTCTGAACAGAAAATTAGCGATGGTAGGCCAGTACAGTCAGAAAGATATATGTGGAGCCCAACTGACGGATTGATTAAGGTATTAAGAACTCCTGAGCCTAATAAGAAAGGCGATGGATATACTAAGAAGAATAGCAACAAAATTATTGACGGTCCATATAAGAATCCAGATGAGATTGCAAAAGTTCTACAGCTAGATTCAGCCGATGACTTGTACTCTTACGAAACACTAAGAAAAGCAATGGACAAAAACTATTCGCCTAATCTAGTTGCTGCAATGCTAAAAGACTTTGCAGAAAATTCAGTGATACGAGACGTAGGTGTACCTACTGATATTAAACTCAGTGAAAGCGTGGGCACTAGTGATTGGTTCAGAACAATTCTGGATATTGTAAAATGAGATTTTTTGAAATAATAAAAGAATCAATCTATTTGACTGAGGCTGCAAATCCTCGCACTCCGCATCCTGAAGACTCAGTTTTTGCTGGTTTAGGTGCTGCTAAAGACGCAGTTGATTCAATGTATTATGTGATTGAAAACCCAGAAACACTCACTATCAAGTGGGACGGATTCCCCGCTCTTATCTTTGGATACGATGATAAGGGACAGTTCACTGTATCAGACAAATATATGTTTGATAAGGGTCCTGAATATTTAGGAACAAGTCCTAAGTTTTGGCAAGAGTATGATGCTAGTAGAGGTAAAAGTCGCCCTGAATTATATCAGAAGTTGAACAACATTTGGAATGGGTTGAAAGCAGCAGTAGGTAGTAGCAAGGGCTTCTTTTGGGGAGACTTGATGTGGGGAGACCAACTAGCTAATCAAAACGGCAACCTAGTATTCAAGCCAAACACCGTAACATACGCTGTCCCTGCAAACAGTGATTTAGGTAAGACTATTGCAGGAACTAAAGGTGGCGTAGCAGTTCATCAATACTTTAGTGAAGTCGGAGGCAAGCCTTCACCCTGGAATAGTCAGGGTCTTGAAGGAAATAAAGAAGTCGCTATTCTTACTCCTAACATGGGTATTGATTTTAGCTTGACTGCTCCTAACAATGAAGTATCTAAAGTCAATCAGGCACTCTCACAGAATAGTCAATTAGATGAATTCTTAGGTGGCATGGACGGAGTTGCTAGAAATGCGTTGCAGAAATATCTAGGGCATATCGCAACTAATCAAACAAATCTTCCAATAGATCAATGGCTACAAAACAATGTCAGTGGCAAGCAATATCGGTTCTTAGTTGGTGACGGTGATGGTTATCTCGTTGAGAATAAAAAGCAGCTTGACGCACTAATGAACTTGTATTTTGCTATTGCTAATCTTAAAAATAGTTTGGCTGACCAACTAGAGCAACAGGTTCAAGGGGTAGAACAGTCAATTAACGATAGACCCGGCGGCGAAGGTTTTGTGTTCAATACACCCAATGGACTAGTCAAATTAGTCAATCGTGGTGGCTTTAGTGCTGCTCATTTTGGTAAGAAAAAGTAACCCAAAACCAAGTTTTTTTCTGTCAGGCATAAATACTTATATGAGCTTCGGCTCACTTTTATAAGGAAAATACAAAATGGCACAATTCACAAAAGTAAATGGCGATTTCAAGCCAGTTCTACGTTTAGACGCAGCATCATACACCAACACTGGTATCAATGCTGTTACTTCAGCAGCTACAGTTCAGCCTCAGGGCCCAAAGCTTGAGTACTACACTGTAACCTTCACTGGTACAGGTACAACTGGCGCTCAGATCGCTGCTGCATTTGAAACTATTCAACAGCTTTCAACAATCTACATCTATGAATTCACTACTGATACCAACGACACACTAGCTGTTGCTGCATATCCAGTTGGTGCATGGGGCGATGTAACTGCAACTGCTGCTGGAAGTCTTGACGCTGCATTGACTGCGGCATGTGGCGAAGCAGTAAGCATTGCTGCAACTGCAACTTTCACTAACTAATAGTTAGTTAAACTTACTACAACAAGGACCCGGAGGATTTTAAATTCTTCGGGTTTTTTGTTGCTCTAAATAGATCTATGTCACAGAGAATTTGTTGCTATACCCTATTCAACATAACCGAAACAGGGGTAATGAATAGGTCCAAACCAGCGCTGGACAACATTGAAGACTGGATACATAAACGAAATTCACAATGTAATTTTGACACGGTACTTCAAGTAATTTCACTAAGGTCACAGCCTGATGTAGTGAAGTTACCGGTGAAGAAAATACTACAAGAAGAAGATTTAGAAAAGTTTGGATTTTTGTTTAAATACAACGAAGACATTGAACAGTATTATTGGAAATTTGAATTTGAAGTCCATCATACTAGTGTTTTTGAAAATGGCATAACTGAATTCGGTGCATTGTATAGTGATTGTTCAGGTGTGCCGATGATCGTATTCGACAATCAACCGCAGTCATTAGTTGACTTTTTAAATATTAGTGACGAGCTTAAAAATATTCACTTTGAGGGGTAGTATGAAGACATCATCTAAATTAGCTAAGTTTTTCGACAACGCACTATCAAATGATGCTAGAACCGCATTAATTACTAGTGCTAATGGTGAATATACTGTGTATGGTAGATATTACATTAAGCCGTACAACAACGAGTATGTGATTCGTGACATTAAATCCGACCGACGAATTGTTTTAGGAACGTTGAAACATGCCATGTCATGGTGTACGTTAATAGATTGCAATAAGTATTCAGAAGCTATGCGACTAGAAAGACTAGATTTAAAACTAGTTAGTTTACAACTGGATATGGTCATTCACAGGAAACTGATAAAATCAGTAAATAATCATGACAAATTGGTATGTGTGATTAAATTGCAAGAAGATTCATACAAGAAAAAGGAAGTGTTGCTAGCAATTGAAGACATCATAAATAAGTCAAAGAGATTACAAGAACGCCGATTCCAAAAGCCAAAACGAAATAAATTTAGCTATCGGTGATAAATACAATATAAAGATGGAACAATGACCTATGAGACTTACTGATTTAGATAATAAAAACACCCAGGTGAAAGCATTGAAAGAAAACTTTGCTATGGACTTTGATGTGTCAACTTTAGACAAGCCAAAGACTGCTGCTATGCTCAGCAAGGTAAAGAAACTCATTGGTGAATCAAAAAGATCACCTGAATTTCACCAAGCTCAGAAAAACCCTGCTTATTTAAAGCTAATGTTTATGGAGCAAGCGTTACGTACACATATGAAGGTCGCAAAGAGTCCTCGTATTGTTCTAGAAAATGAAGAAGTTGAAAAGTCACAGGTAATTCTTGCTGCACAAGACATGATTGATACTGTGCAGAAAATGTACGAAGATATCAATGATATGTTGGTAAAAGAACTTCCTGCTCTTGTTGATTCAATTCAGAGCGAAATCGGCGTTAATGAAAGCGACCAGTTTAATCAAGCTGCTAATCAAGCACTAACTACATTAAATGCATCATTACAAGAAGCACAGACTGGACTTAAGAGCGCATTAGGCGGATTGACTGGCCAAGGCGGAGGCGACGCATTTGCTTTAGGCGCACCTGAAATGGATGCAGATCTTGGTGCAGAAATGGGTGCAGATGCAGCAGTAGATTTGGACACTGATATGGAAGAGCCTAGTCTAGATCTTCCTCCTATTCCAGATATGGATGACGAAGAAGAAGGTCCACTAGCATCGGCAGGCCGCCCCAAAAGATAATGTTTCTATTTGAATTTGATCAGGATGCTGCACTCGTTTCAAAGATTGTAGCTCTGACTAATCAGCTTGAGCAAGATTTGGAAGACGGTAGAATCGGAACTGATTATACCGTCGACCAACTTTTGGATTACTTTCAAAACTATGATGTTATCTTAGATGTTAATGACCTCTATAATATGATCAGAGTTCCCCCTCTCAAATCAGTCATCAAGAACATTCAAGGTGACAAAGTTGTCTTTGTTGGCCAAGAAGAAACTAAGAAAAAATACGATACTGCGGCAGGCGACGATAAGAAAACGGTTGCCGCAATGGCTAAAAGAGCTATGCGAACTTAACTATCATTTATGTTAGATATTTCTCACTTAGTAGTAATAGGGTGTAGTCTTTCATACGGCACTGGCTTAGCTAACCCAAAGGAAGACAGTTGGGTAGGAATTCTATCCAAAAAATTAAATGTACCCGTAGTCAATCTCAGTTCCCCCGGCAGCGGCAACGATAGGATAATGCGAAGATTATTTGAGTACCATTTCTTAAATTCATCTAAAAACAATAATCCATTCTATATACTCCCATTTTCTCATTCGTCAAGGAGAGAGGAATACATGAGAGCAGCTAATGATTATTTGGTAATGAGTATGAAACCTACTCCTGCAATGATGGAAAAAAATACTTATTCGTCTTTGTTTCTCCTCAACTATGATTCTTTTATCGCATCTAGAAGAAAGTTGATGTTTAGATCATATGTATCAGATTTCCTTAACATCAATAATATAAATTATTTGGTTACTGATTTTATACCGGATAGAGAAGACCAATTAAAAAGTCTCCGTGAGATTTATCCTATAGTATATGAAAAAATATACACTGATAAGTATAGACTAAAGAATCTAAGTGAAATTTCTATCAAATATCCTAGTCTTCCGGACGGGCACGATGGCGTAGAAGCGCAACTAGAAATGGGAAACTATATACATGATGAGTTGATTGTTCGTTATAACGAACCTAATATAAAAATACAAGATTATACCACACGGCTAGAATACATTGCTCATTATTATCCCGATAGTTTTAATAAAGGATTTATATCTGAATCTGAATGGCTATAACAAATAAATTTAAAATTTAACCATAATAGTTGCTTTTTTGTAACAATATGCTATTATGATATATGGCATTAATTAACAAATTCCCCTATAAAGAAATGAAGCGTGAAACGACTACAGAAGGTCGTAAGTATGTTGCACCCGATGGCGAGAAGCTTCCAAGCGTTACTACTATCCTTGACGCAACAAAACCAATTGAAGCAAAGAAAGCACTCATTGAATGGCGCCGCAGAGTAGGCGAACAGAAAGCTAAAGAAATCACCGCAGAAGCTGCCGGAAGAGGCACCAGAATGCATAAGTATCTAGAGAACTATGTTCTTACAGGAGAAACAGGTGAGCCCGGAAGCAATCCGTATAGCAAGCAATCACATCAGATGGCGCATACAATCATATCTCAAGGCCTATCCAACTGCCCCGAATTCTGGGGCACGGAAGTATCTCTATATTTTCCTAAAATTTATGCTGGGACCACAGACTTAGTAGGTCTGCACAATAGCGATGAAGCTATTCTTGACTTCAAGCAGACAAACAAGCCCAAGAAGCGTGAATGGATTGAAGACTATTTCCTTCAGTTGACTGCTTATGCTAATGCTCACAACGAAATATATGGTACAAAGATACGCAAGGGCGTAATCCTTATGTGTAGTGCTGATAATCAATATCAAGAGTTTATTGTAGAAGGCAATGAGTTTGATACTTGGTCAGATAACTGGTGGAAACGAGTAGAGGAATACTACACTAAGTTCCTATAGAGTTTATAAAGCGTAAAGCATAAATAAGTGTAATCGGATAGGTAAAGATTACACTTATGAGCATTATTCAAATCTCAAAAATACAGCAGCGTTCCGGCAACATTGTGGACCTGCCCCAATTAGATGAAGCCGAATTCGGTTGGGCCTCAGATACCAAACAACTTTTCATTGGTAAAACTACACCTAATGAAAACGTTGAAGTACTTACTTCATATTCACAAATTAATTTTGATCAAATCAATGGCACTGTAGGTAATATTAATATTACCCCATCTACTGTGGGTAATGGTCAAGTACTTGCATATGACGGTACTAACTGGGTAAACAGAGGCGGAACCGCCGGTGGTCTTATTAATTTAGGCGAAGTGTCTAATGTCAAAATATCGGGCGGTGCTATTGGCTACGTTCTTGAGACTGATGGATTAGGTAATCTATCTTGGACTCCTAAATCTAGCATCATATCTTTTATTCAAACCGTATCAAAAGCCAGCCCGGCTGTAGTTACAACTTCACAAGACAACTTCTTAACTGATGGATTAAGAATCACCGTTACCAATGCGCAGGGAATGACGCAGCTTAATGGTAATACGTATTATGTTAACGTATTGACTTCTAATACGTTTGCTCTTTATACCGATGCTGGTCTAAGTACCGCGGTAAATTCTACTGGATACACAACTTATTCATATACTTCGGCAGCAAGTACCACTGCTTCTACTAACGTTATCACTGTAGGTGACTCATCAGTACTTTCAGTAAACCAAGAAGTAGAATTCTTAGGTGGTTTAGGAAACAGTTCGTTAGTAACCAATACACCTTATTATATTAAAACTATTCCTAATGGCACTACAATTACAGTTTCCGAAACGCTACTAGCAAACGGTGTAGCCGGCGATGTTAAACCTCTAGTAACTGCAACATTGACAAGTGCTAACGTTTATGGTACGGGAGGTAGAGTCATCGCCACTGTTAGTGGTAGTGGGTCAACTACTGCCGCACAAGGAAGCGAAGGGTCCGTTCAATACTATGCAAGTGGCCTGTTACAAGGAGATGCAGACATTGTTTGGAATACTGCTGCATCGCCAAAGACATTAACTGTTACAGGAAATACCAACACAGGAAATGTGAATGCGACCGGAGTTATTACTGCACCGCAATTAACGTCAAACATCGCAACAGGTACCGCTCCATTAACAGTTACTAGTACTACACGAGTTGCTAACTTAAGTGTTAATTATGCCAATGTTAGTGATTTTGGTGTTGTTACTAATCAAACTACTGGAACGTTTTTTCCAGTATTCGTAAATAGTAGCGCAACCGGAAATCGTGCTTTAGGTGCTAACGCAAATGTCTCATTCAACGCTGCTACTGGGGCTTTAATTTCTACCCTATATACCGGTACACTCACAACTGCCGCGCAGCCAAACGTCACTAGCTTAGGCACACTAACATCATTGGGTGTTAATGGCACGGTGACCGCTGTAGCATTCACTGCTAACACAGGCGTATTCACAGGTAATGCTAGTGGATTGTCTGAGATTAATGCAAGCAACTTATCAAGCGGAACTGTTCCTACAGCGAGACTAAGCGGCGGTTATCCAATTACGGTGACAACTGCTGCACAACCAAACATCACAAGTGTTGGTACGCTTACCGGTCTAACGGTCGGTAATGCAACAGCTAATGCGGTATTTGGCAATGGCACCATTACTCTTAACTCTGGACTTATCACTGGTAATGGTAATGGATTAAGTTCAATCGTCGGTGCTAATGTCACCGGAGCAGTAGCATTCGCTACAACAGCCAATGCAGTAGCAGGTGCTAATGTCAGCGGAGCAGTAGCATTCGCTACAACAGCCAATGCAGTAGCGGGTGCTAATGTTTCAGGTACTGTCGCTAGTGCAACTACGGCCGGTACTGTAACAACAGCAGCACAACCAAACATCACTAGTGTTGGTACATTGACCAGTCTCGCTGTAACTGGGGCATTAACTACTACGCAAATTACAGCAGGTGCAAACACTACAGCGGGTAACATAACAGGTAACTGGACATTAACTGATGGATCAAGAATGCAAGCTACTTACGCTGACCTTGCAGAATACTACGAAGCTGATGTAAAATATCTACCTGGCACTGTCTTAATGTTCGGCGGAGAGAAAGAAGTCACACTAGCAGAAGACGGTACAAGTAGAGTAGCAGGCGTAGTCTCTACGAACCCAGCATATGTAATGAACTCTACATGCCCAGGACTATTGACAGCAGTAGCACTGCAGGGTCGTGTACCGTGCAAAGTTCGCGGTAATATCAGTAAAGGTGATATGCTCATCTCAGGTGGCAACGGATTTGCAAGACCAAATCAGTTCCCTTCTATGGGTACAGTAATAGGTAAAGCTCTGCAAGACTTTGATGGCTATGAAGGCGTCATTGAAGTTGCAGTTGGAAGACTATAAGGATAATAAAATGGCATCATATGTATATACAGGTAATTTAGTATCACAGCAATCAGCAGTTATTGCTACCGATAAGATTAGAATATCAACTACTGGTACTGGCATTCATGCTGTTACAGGCTACCCTAGAGTAGCAGGCACTGGAACAGCCACAGCAGCAACTAACTCAGTAACAGTTACTGGTGTAGGAACTGCATTTAACACTCAGCTAGAAATCGGCGCTTGGATAGGAAATACCACTGGAACAACAGTAGGAATTGTAGCAAATATTGCTAATGCTACTAGTTTGACGCTAACTGCAAACGCAGGAGTAGCCCTATCAAATGTTGCATACACTTTCAATAATGCAGGAGTTCCTTACGCAATTGCTACTCAGCAGTCAGCGATTTATTCTGCTAATGACAGCTATAATAGCGTTTATTGTGGCCAAGGCAATGTAGTAGCATTTCTAACAACTGGCAGCGGAGCCGGATCAGAATTCAGTATTACAGAATTAGGCATGCCACATGCCAATACAGGCACCGAATAATTACGCAAAAAAGCTAAATACTTTATATGTTCTCATGAGGAGAACTTATGCAGTACCCACTGCGTAGCGACTAGAACTCGCATATAACATTAAGGAAAAACAAATGGGACGTCCACTAAAAATCGCAAAGGCTCAAGCAGTCTTGACAGTAACTAATACTACTGCAACAACAAATATCGTAACAGTTTCTCAAAATTTAAGCTCACTAGGTGTTATTGCTGGTATGCCGTTCGTACCTAGCATCACAACTGGTACAAACTTGACCGCTGCTACAACCTTCTATATTCTAGCAATCACTGGTGCATCAACATTCACTGTTTCTGCAACTCCACTAAACGCTAACCCAACATCTACTCCGGTTACATTGACTACCGGTACAACTGCATCAGCATTGTCAGTTGGTGTAGTTGATGCATACTTCAACAACCCAACCGGACCTCAATGGCCAGCAACAAACGCAAATACTTACTCAGTAGTCGGTGGTAACACTGCAATCTTCGGTAAGCAAGTTCTTGCTAACGTTGCTATTGGTGTTAATGGTACAGGTACTCTGTATACTGTTTCTACTTCAAGCACTAAGGTAGGCGGTCTCGGTACCAGTTTTTCTACTATTGGTGCTGCAAGCGTCATTCAGTACATCCCAGCAAACGGTGTTCCAACTACACTTGGTTATGTAAGCAGCAACGCTCAGCCAAACATTGAAATCTCAAATGCAACTGCAACCGGTAATTTCTTGACTACTGTTGGCAACGCACAAACTCTTACTGCAAATCTTCCAGTAATTCTTGACACTGATATCGGTGGATTGACTGCTGGTACTACTTACTTTGTTAAGACTATTGCTAATGCTGCTGCTTTCAGTGTTTCAACTACACCCGGCGGCGCTAACGTTGGTCTAACTAACGAAGATGCAGAATCATATGCAACTCAGGATGTTATTACTTTAGCATCTAACGCAACTGCTGCTATTACTGCTGGTTCAGCATTCATTTATGCAACTCCAGAAGCAGGCTTCATTGTTCGTCAAAAGGGCAAGACAAAGTATCTCGTAACTGGTACAACTTCTGGTCTAACTGGCGCGGTTTATACTGCAAACGTTGCAAATACTGCATTGCTTCCAAACACAATGTCAATCAGAGCAACTAACGCAGCTTCTGGCGTACAATTTGTTTCCAGCGTGAATGATCATAGCTCAGAACTATTCCCAGCAACAGTTGCGGCAGGCTCATTGTCAGCAGGTACTGTATATACAATCTACAGTGCAGGTACTACTGACTGGACAGCAGTTGGCGCAATGGCTAGCATGACTGGTATCACCTTTACTGCTACTGGAACTGGTTCTGGTACAGGTCTTGCAGTATTAGCTAACGTTAACCCTGATGTCATTTCATCGTTCAACTCAGCCGCAGTTGCAAACGTAGACAATGGTCAGCCAAATCCGATTGTTACAATCGCAAGCGCATAAGGAATAAAAGATGGCTCAGGCTTCTACAGTTCAAAAGATGAAAGAAACTGAGACAGAAATCGCAGTCCTTCAGGTACAGTATGGATATCTAAATGAAAAAATGGATGATATCAAAACTGACCTGAAGGGTTTGCGCACTCATATTGATGGCCACGCAGCCGCAGCACAACAACTCATTACAAACTTCCAAGAAGAAAATAAAGAACAACACGCAAAGGTTGAAAAGAAAGTATCTGCTCTAGAAAAATGGAGATGGATGCTTATGGGAGCTGGCATTCTAGCAGGTGCAATTGGATTCCCTTTTGTAGAGAAACTTCTCGGAATGTAATCAAGTAAGACTATTCAACTTTTCAATCACAATATCAATATTAATCGTAGAAAATAAACCAGGATGAAGCGGCTTAGGATATAGGCCGCGCCTTACCCATGCATAACCAAAGTGTTCGTCATTGAGCATAGGCACGAACTCATCATCTACTTTACAGAAGAAAGTATGATATATGAAATTGTTGTTGACAAATTTTTGAATAGGAATTAATTTGTAAGAGCTATCAAAGAATCCAATTTCTTCACTACATTCTCTTTCAATGCCGTCAAATAATGTCTCACCATCTTCAACTTTTCCGCCAGGTATACTCCATGTAGGATTTTTACTATCTGCTCTTAACAAATATAGATATCTGTCAGTACTATTACTATAGAAAAAGACACCAGCAGCTTGGGTTGTATTAGATGACAATTGAGTAGTCACCTTCGCCATACCAACCTTCGTAACTCTTTATCCACATTCCGTCTCCGGGAACATATCTATATTGAATATTAGTGGTTAGGTTAGTTACAAATTCTACAGTAGTTGCTTCATCAGCAGAGAATGCAATTTCCCATTCGCCGGAACTTCCGTTATATTCAATAATATCATTTGCCTGTGCAACTAAGGTTCCCCAAGAAACAGTATCATCTGCATCGTTTCCGATGTCTTCAACTATAAGATATCTAGCTCCAGGCCAAGGTCCCGGTAAACCTGCATTGGGTCCGGTTAGTTGGGGATTAATAATAGCATCAATTGGATCAAGTGTGTTTTGCGGTAAAGTGTCAGGGTCAATGTTATAGATTAAGAATCTATCATCAACTGGATTGGGAACAATAGTACCTACGATATCATCTTCCAAATATGGATTTTGTAGCCAAATTTGACTAATACCCGGTCTTATTGCACCGTACACATTTAGTAAACTACTCCAATACAAATCACTATTGGGGTTTACGGGTTGCTCAAGTGAACTATTGGGAGGATAAAATGCAGTAGCTTGAGGCAATAGCTGCAATTGATTACCCATCAGTAGTAGCTTATATCCATATGGACTAATTTTTTGTCTAGTTCCTAACAGTAAATCTTCATCTTCAATGTCATCTAATGCAGTCCCTTTGAAAATACTAGCAATAACTTTATGAATAACACCTAGCTTTTTCAGCTTACTTGATGTAGTGATCCAAATTGGCATATAGAATTTCCAAGTCAGAACATCAATAGGATTACCGGTACCTTGGGGAATTTGTCTACTAGAAAAGTTTATTCCATCCTGAAAAACTGCACTCAATGAAGTCCAATCAACAAAGTTATCAGTACTTTGTAATTCTAATGCTGGGTTAAACAGTGTACCCAATTGTTCAATAATCTCTAATTTCTGTTGATAATTAGTAGTCCAAAAATCTACACTAATACGCAGAGTATACGGCACTGGCATTATTCGCTCAATAGTAAATGCTTGGCCTTGCGTTGTGTCATAACTTTGTGTTTCTTGATTATAAGCCCGTTGCCGAACATTTATCTTATCAACGAATGTTGGGTCTTGCGTCCATTTTTGATTATACTCAAGACCGCTGATATAGTAGGTAATTAATGGTGCCGACGGTAAATTACTCGCACTGTTGTTTGCGATTATAGTGGATGCTTGTCTACTGCTATCACCGTACATAATTGGTACACGAACAAGAATGTCGTTTCCATTAGGGTCTTTACCTTTAGTAACATACCAGTTACTAAAGATTTTAGCAAACTGAATTAAGAACCTTCTTATTTGATTATCGTAAAAATATTGTGCCATTTATTATACTTCCGGGGGTACTGGGTCTAGGGTAGGTTGCAACACAGACGATAGTGGTTGTGCTTGAGGAACAACTTCTCCCGCATTATTTAGATAGATTTCACCCTGGTTGTTAATAAAGCCGGACAATAGTGATGTGTCCTCAGCAGTAAATCCAGTATCAGTTCTTACATTTTCACTAATACGAATCCACAGCTTGCCGTCCCAGCGATATAATATTTGCGGCATATAATCAATACGTAAGAAATAGTCACCTACTTGTGGATTTTGCGGGAAAGCAATACCGGCACCAACGGGGAAACCATTTGGTGCTTCGCCGTCACCCGTCAGGTAACCTGTGCTATATCCAAATGATCTAGGACTTGATCTAGTAATATACTGAAATCCAGGATCACAGTCTGCACGATAGTCCATATTTTGAGTTATATCACCCGTAAAGCCCGGCAGTTCTGGATTTTGGTCTGCGGTTGCGTAAGTATTGTCAGCCGTACCATATGGACCCGTGATTATACCCAATGACTGTACTGCGAGAGACTTGGTAGTTTCTACTGAGCCAGAACCGCTCCCTATTAAAACAGGTGCTTCTTCTACCATGTTCAGACTTGCCTGAACAAATTTATCAAGTTTGTCTGACATATCTGCATCAGCAGTCATATCCCAAATACTAGTTAGGACTTCTTTCTTGATTTTGATTCCTGCACTAGCATTTTTATATTTTTTACTACGCATAAACACTACAGTTCCCTCTACTGGAATAGCAGTTCCTGTATTGCTTGAAGTGATTACGTTAATTGGTGGAGCCGGCTCATTTATCTTACCTGATGGAACATTATTTGATTCTAATGCACCATAAGTAGGAACAACGTATAGTTTGCTCGAATCATATCCGGCTTTGGGAACAATACGTTTAGCTTCTTCAAGTTGGGCGTTGTTGATTGCTATGTTTTTGTTATAGGTAGATAATATGTCAGCTAAGCTACTATTACCAGTAACTAGCTGCCAGTATGTTGCATTCGGCGGCGCAACACCTGCCGGGACTTCGCTGATAGATTCGTAGATAGTATCACCAAAGGTAATTGTGTAGCCTGGCGGATAAGTTCTATCTCTGTCCCAGTTACCGAGATAGTTGTCTTGATTGATAGGTTCTTTGAGAATGTCATCAAATTCTTGACTACTGACAAGCGGTTCACATTTGATACGCCACAAGTGCGGGAACCAAGTTTGAGTAAACCCTTCACTTGCATAGTTAGCATCGGTGATTTGCATGAATCTTTTCAACGCTACAGGTATAGCCTCATTGAGTGGATTGTAATCAATCAAGTGTGGTAGTTCCAGTACGTCACCGACCATAAGTTTTCTACCTACAAGATCTATCATATCGTTGTAGTGGACAGTGATAAAGATTATATCATTATTCAGGAACAAACCAAATTGGCTTAAGTCAAAGTCCAAGTTCTGTACATTATAGTGTCCGCGCAAACGATAGATATTCTTGTCATATACTCGGTCACGGTTCTCTAAGAACAGCAAATCTTGAATGTTTAGTGGATCAAGTGCATCATAATTAGGCTGCGTGAAGTCTGTGGAAGTAGTCCCCGTCTGCGGACCTAAGTATTTGTGAATATACAGATCGGTACCTCCGACCGTAAGCTGTTCGGAAATAGTTCTGTCTAAAAAACGATAATCGTCTTGTTTATTAGGGCGATAGAGACTTAATCTTGGCATATAGTTATTTATCGAAAAAAAAGGTTGACAAGGTTAGCCAAAACCTTTATAGCGAAGATATCAACAACAGAATTGAAAGGTTGATTAACATGCATATTCGTCCTATTTGTATTAATCATGGTTGCAATCGTCCGGTCGCACATTCAGGTACACGTTATCGCCCGGTGTGTGGGCTTTGTCATCAAGCAGGATATAACAAAATTCCATTTAAATGGGGTGTTACGCCATTCCGTACAGGGCGCTGTAGCAACACCGACAGTCATTTAGGCTTTACCTGTGCAATTGATTATGATAAGGCACCCTGGACACTTGGCAAAACCCACGTTGATCATATCGACGGTAATCATTTGAACAACGTATTATCTAATGTAGTTGAACTATGTCCGCTTTGTCATCAGCATAAGGGTATGCTCGCCGGCGACTTCAAGAATCAAGGTGTGTATCACTATAACAAAAATAACGGTTGACAAGGTTCTATAAACATGTTATAACTATACTTCAAGTAAGAAAGGAAATTATTTTGAAAACATTTAAACTTTTTGCCACCACCGCAGCATTAATGCTTTCGTCTACAACTTATGCACAGACAGAAATCGTAGTGACTGCATTGCGCACTCCTACAAATATAGCAAATACCGGTACTCAAGTTACTATAGTTGATAGTAATGAAATTACAAATAGGCAGACTGCAACTATTGCAGAACTACTTGCCACTCTCCCAGGTATTACGATTGACCGTTCGGGCAATACCGGAAGCGTTTCCAGTGTTAGAATTCGCGGAGCAGAAAGCGCACAGACTCTAGTATTGCTAGATGGTGTGCGAATGAACGATATTGCGAATCCAGCAGCTAGCTTTGACTTTGGCAGTTTGGTCACTGGCAATATTGACCGTATTGAGGTATTACGCGGCCCCAGTTCTGTTCTTTGGGGAAGCCAAGCAGTTGGCGGAGTGGTAAGTTTGACTACTCGTGCTCCTAGCGATAATCTTACTAGTCGTGTTCGCGGAGAGTATGGCTACTCTGATACTGCTCGTGCATATGCTGACCTTAGCGATACTGTCGGCGCTGTCTCTTATCTGATAGGTGGCGGACATGAACGCAGCGATGGTATTTCTGCTGCTGCTAATGGTAGTGAGCGTGATGGCTTCAAGGCTAGTGCAGCAAATGCTAAAGTAGGCATTCGTCTATCTGATAATGTCAATATTGATTTGCGTAGCAATTATCTAGAAACTCGTTTCAGTTTTGACGGCTTCCCTGCTCCTCGCTATATTCTTGCTGACACCGGTGAGTATTCAAATACTGATAGCCTAAGCGGTTACGCTGGTATTAATGCTTCGTTTTTTGATGGCAAGTTCAAGAATCGTGCATCACATAGCCGCGTAAAGCTAAATCGCTACAACTATGAAACCAATAACACTGAAAACTTTCGCAGTGCAGGAATCAATGAGCGATTTGAATATCAGGGTACAGTTGATTTAGGTTCTAACAAAGCTATCTTTGGTTACGAACACGAGGCAAATGACTTTGAAACTAAGTACAACTATTCTGGCTTTCGTGGTGGTAATCAAGCTACAGCAAATATTGATAGCATCTATGGCCAACTTGCAACTCAGCCACTATCTAATCTATCAGTTAATGCTGGTGCCCGCCGTGATTGGCATAGCGGTTACGGAAACGAAACTACCTTTGGTGCCGATGCTGTATATGCGTTAGGTGATACTACTCTACGAGCAAGCTATGGTGAAGGCTTCAAGGCCCCTACTCTCTATCAATTGTACGGAGACTATGGAAACGATGACCTTCTTGCAGAAACAGCAAAGGGTTTTGATGTAGGAGTCACCCATAAGTTCAATGAACAGTTTGATGTTACTGCTAACTATTTTAAGCGCAACACTAACAATCAAATTGATTTTGATCTTGGGACCTACACTTACAGTAACCTAGGTACTACATCAGCACAGGGCGCAGAAGTCATTGCTACGATTGTTCCATTGACTAATCTAGCGGTGTCTGCGAACTACACCTACACTGAATCTACTGACAAGGATACTGGACTTGACCTTCCTCGTCGTCCACGACACTCTACCTCAATTCGTGTCGATTATACATGGACGAACGGACTTGCAACAGGTGCAACCATTCGTTACGTGGGTAAGGCTTGGGAGAATGCTGCTAATACAAACAAAATTGATTCTTATGTATTAGTAGACGCAACTGTTCGTTATCCCTTGACTGCATCGCTTGAATTGACCGGGCGTGTTGAAAATGTCTTCAATGAAAGTTATGAGACTGCAAAGGGATATGGTACATATCCTAGAGCAGGGTATATCGGCATTAGAGCAAAGTACTAAGACGAAAGAAAATAGCCTCATTCATTTGAGGCTATTTTTTTGGTTGACATGGTTACCCAAAACTGCTATAAGAAGATATAGCAAGGAGATAGTAAGATGGGTTATCGTATTCTTCGTGATCGTGAAACTAAGTATCAACCGCGTAAGGGTCTTGAAGGTCCGTTCTTCTATCCTAATGGACGAGTGACGTACTACGATCCGAAAGAGGGTGCATATTGGGACCCTACTACAGACTTCTACCTCTCGTTTGAGGAACAAAACGAACTACAAAATATGATTTTTGACAAACTTAAGGCTTGACATTTCAAGCCTACCGTTGTATAGTGATATATAAGCTGATAATTCAGGAGATACAATATGGCTCGCCGCCCCGCAATCATTAAAGCTAAATCCACTAAGAAGACTACTCGTGCCCCTCGTCGCGGCGTCAATCGCTTTAGCTTGATGCCCACAGACAACTGGGATAAGGCAAGGTTCTTCGCTCACTATGATGTTGAGCGCAAAGATTGCGGCAACAAGGTTAGGGAATATATCAAGCAGAACTTTCCCAAAGATGTCTTGACTAAGGTCAATCGTCTTCCCGATTGGAAGGTTGATATGTATAGTCACTGGGCTGCTACCGCCCATCTGCTAGAAGTTAATCCTGACCTTGTTCCAGATGGCTACAAGACTGGCATTGTGAAGTGGATTGAGACCCTTGCTCTTGAAGGTGCTGCACTCACTGCTAAGAAAGAAGAAACCGAAGGCGAAGAAAAGCCTAAGAAGGTAGTCAACATTCAGGAAATCATGCGTGAAAAGGCTGATGAAGCCCTCGGCAACATTGAAGCACTGTTTGACGAATTTATTGATTCTGGCTTCTCTAAGGATTTCAGCATTGACAAGAAGGTCATCGGTGCATTGTCTTCCCGCAATGTTCTTCCCCAGCATCTTGCATCAGCTATCAAGCGTTGGAACACTCTGCTGAACGAATATCTTGAAGTTCAAGCAGGCAAGTGTGACCAGCTGAACGAAGGTTATAGCAACTACAGCAAAATGCAGCTTCGTTATGCTATCAAGTTGATTGAGGATATCATTGCCGAATTCAATGGCTACATCAGTCTCAAGCAAGTTGCTAAGAAGCCTCGTGCTAAGAAGGCTGTGCCCGTTGAACGGGTCGTTGCTAAGCTTAAGCACTGCAAGTCGTTCAAGGACGATGCACTCATGCTTGAACTTACTGGTCTAAGCCCCGTCAAGCTTCATCAAGCAACAGAAGCTTGGGTCTATGACACTAAGAAGCGTAAGATGCACCACTACGTTGCAGACGCTTACAGCAAGTGCTTGCTAGTGAAGGGCAATACTGTCATTGGCTTTGATAAGAAGGAAAGCGGCATGAAGACGCTTCGCAAGCCCGTTGAACAGATTAAAGCTATCATGGGTAGTAAGCCTGCTGCTCGTAAGTATTTCAGTGAGATTAAGGCTGTTGAGGCTGTCCCGAATGGTCGCTTCAATATTGACATGATTATCCTTAAAGCATTTTAATGAGTAGATTAGTTCTGTTTGGATGCTCGTTGACATATGGGGAAGGGCTACCAGATTGCGTTACAGCAGCCGGTAGCCCTGGTTCTTCTCCTAGCAAAATGGTATGGGGCGAATTATTGGGAGAGCGGCTGGCCCTCCCTGTAGTAAATTGTTCGCTACCGGGTGCATCCAATCAACTGATATTAGATAGGATTTTAAACTTTGAATTTGAGAATGAAGATAGAGTAATCGTACTTTGGTCCTTTTTTACTAGAGGTATGCTCTATCTCAAAGATGAAATGTGTAACATAGGTCCGTGGCAACAAACCGATATCGCCAAACGGTATTATGAATTACATGATGACAATGACCTATATATGACAAGTTTACACGCCATACATCATGCAGGTTGTTATCTCAAAGATAAAAAAATAACAACAACTCACTTTGGTTTAGCCAAATATGGAACTGATAATCCTATAGCAATAACCGGAAAAGAACCAAAGTGGTTTACGACTAACGTAAACTTACTTAACCTCTTTTCGTTTTATCTAGATATCTGTTCCGGATTTCACCCGGGACCCAAAAGTCAATACAAAATATGTGATTATATAGAAAAGGTAATTATAAATGAACAACATTGATCTAAACAAGTACGCAGATTTCGTCCTTTCTGTATGCAGTGACCAAAGTAAGGACCTAACTGCACTCATTGAACACCTCAAGGAGCTTGATGCTAACACCAATGTCAATCTTGCATTGCTAATGACTGCAAGCACTGGTCTTGGTAGCGAAGGCGGAGAGTTTCAGGAGATTGTGAAGAAGATTCTCTTCCAGGGTAAGCCCCTCAATGAAGAAAACATCTTCCATATGAAGCGTGAACTCGGTGACATTGCGTGGTACTGGGCTAACGCTTGTAACGCACTTGGACTTGACCCTAACGATGTTATTGCTGAAAACGTACACAAGCTGGAAGACCGCTATCCAGGCGGCAAGTTTGATGCACACTACAGCGAGAACCGTCAAGAAGGCGATTTATGAAGCCTGATGACACCGATAGTAAGATTGTTAAATTGCACAAACGTACTTTAGCAAATCTTAAGCTAAAACTCAAAGGTTCAACATCTCCTGACATTAATGTTTTAGTAAAACGTGACATTGAAGAACTAGAAAAGAAAATCAAACGCATCATTGAGGCTGAAAAATTGCAGCAGTAAATGACGTTAGAACTACTGACATGATTGTTTCCTGATAAATAAGATTAACAGGAAACAATTATGGCAGCAGATTTACTAGCAACACCAACTAACCTTGACTTAACCCAACTTAAGGAAGGTCTCTTTGATAATCTTCGTCTACGTTTGGGCGGAGATATTATTGATCTTGAATTAGATCCGGATCACTATGAAGCTGCCTATAACTATACTATCAAGTTGTATAGACAGAGAGCGCAAAACGCAACAGTAGAAAGCTACACTCTTATGAGAGTGGAGAAGAACGTTGAAATATACACGCTTCCATCAGAATTCATCAACGTTAGGGCGCTTTTTAGGCGTACTGTGGGTCTTGAAACTGGTCCTGGTGCAACAGCATTTGACCCGTTTTCAAGCGCCATTCTCAACACCTATCTGTTGAACTATAACTTTACCGGGGGACTAGCGACATATGACTTCTATGCTGGTTACGTTGAACTAGCTGCTCGTATGTTCGGTGGATATGTAACATACACGTTCAATCCCGTTACTAAGGCACTTAGAGTAGTAAGAGACTTCAAAGGCTCAGGAGAACGTATCTTAATTTGGGCAGATGTTCAACGTCCTGAAATTGAACTGCTTCAAGATCCGGGTGCTGGCGTTTGGATAGGGGACTACATTCTTGCTGTTCTTAAGGGCATCATCGGTGAAGCTCGTGAGAAGTTTGGTAGCATTGCAGGACCAGGTGGCGGCACCACTCTCAACGGTACTGCGATGAAGGCTGAGAGTAAAGCCGATCAAGAGAGATTAATCCTAGAACTCAAGAACTACGTAGATTACAGCCAACCACTCACTTGGGTCCAAGGCTAATGCTTGACGATAGAGAAACTATCGATAAACTTGTTGACCTACTAAATCAAGGACTAGCTGACGGTACCTTGACACCTGAACAAGAAGAAAATCTGCGTGACGAAATCAGCAGTCTCCAAATGAATCTGTTAGTCGGTAACTTACTACTAGATTAAGGCTTGACAACACTCACTTCTTATGTTATAGTGTAATAATGATAATAGGAATAACAGGTCTGATAGGATCAGGCAAAGACACAGCAGCAGATTATCTCTGCACATTTCACGGCTTCAAGCGTATGAGCTTTGCTGGCGCATTGAAAGATGCCGTAGCAGTTATCTTCAATTGGGACCGTGAACTTCTTGAGGGTTCAACCAAAGCCAGCCGTGAATGGCGAGAAGAAATTGACACTTGGTGGGCAGAACGATTGGGTATCCCTAATCTGACTCCCCGTTGGGTATTGCAGCAATGGGGAACAGACGTTGCCCGCAAGAACTTTCATAACGATATCTGGGTGGCAAGCGTAGAGAATCGCTTACGGGGAATCAAGGATGATATCGTAATCACTGATTGTCGCTTTGCTAATGAAGTACACGCTATCAAGAGTGCAGGTGGCGTTACTTTGCGAACGCATCGTGGGGCAGATCCTATCTGGCTTGAAATAGCAGAATTGCACACTACAGCGGATAACGACAAAGATAAGACATACTTTAAAGACTTGCTAGAACAGAATCATGATGTTCATGCTAGCGAATATAGCAGTATTGGACTAGATTACGATTATCACATTGACAACACCGGAACGATTGACCATCTACACAAACAGATGGAATCAGTAATCAACCGTTAAGTCTCCCCTCTTCCATGTGACCTCTTTGCGCTTAACGACTTCAATGCAGTTGAGACATATGGTTCGTAGATTACTGAATGCTATATTGTTCAAATCACCGTCAATATGAAAGACGGTCATCTGACTAGGATATATACTCTTGAAGCCGCAGATATCACACTGCGGTTTCTTTTTGTATCCGGCCTTTTTCCAACTGGGCACAATAGGTTTCTTCTTAGCCTTCTTTTTTCCGCAGTTATCACATATACTTCGGTAATAGGTTTTACCGTTGCGGATGTAGTTTATCGCACAATAGTTCTTATTACATTCCTTACATATGGGCCTTTTTAGCATAAGAATATTTATGCATTTTAACCTTTAAAGGTTCGGTTAAACCAGGTTTTTTCACTTATACACTAAATAATTATTAGAATCTTGATGTAATGTATATATCAAGAAGGTGGTAAACCTCAGAATCATACAAAGGAAATTAAATTATGGCACTAGTATCCCCGGGCGTAGAAGTAACGATTACAGACGAATCGCAATATCTTCCAGCACCCACTAACTCAATTCCTTTTATTCTTCTTGCAACAGCAGAGAATAAAGCAAATCCAAATGGTACCGGAGTAGCTGTTGGTACTACCGCAGCTAATGCTGGAAAACTATTTCAGGTAACAAGCCAACGTGATCTTGTGACTCTTTATGGAGAGCCGTTCTTCTATACTACTTCGAATGGGACTCCTATTCAGGGTTATGAATTGAACGAGTACGGATTGCTAGCAGCGTATTCAGCACTTGGCATTACTAATCGTGCATTTTGCTTAAGAGCAGACATCGACTTAGCAAGTCTCGTAGGACAAACAGGTAGACCAAGTGGTGCACCTGAAGATGGAACTTACTGGTTAGACACTTCTATCACAACTTGGGGTATTAATGAGTTTGATTCAGTTACCGGTCAGTTTACACTACAGCAACCGATCGTAATCACTGATTCATCACTATTAGACGGCGGATTTCCGCTACAGTCAACCGGTGTTTTCGGCGACTACGCAGTAAACGCTATTCCAACTTATGAAGTACCTACTGCGGCTGATGCAGTTCAATTCTTCTATAAAAATGTTGACAATGTTTGGGTATCAATTGGTTCTCCGGAATGGTTAGAATCATGGCCAACTATTCAAGGGGCTAATTCAGTAAGTACATTGACTGCAGGTGATACTCTTACTATTAACATCAACGGTAGTTTCGGCGCAACACTTACTGTTCCAGCCGCACCTGATAATACTGTGAGTTATATGGCCTCACTAATCAATTTACTAAACTTCCAGTTCTTGTCGGCTAGAGCAGCAGGAACAGGAACAAGCCAAAGTTTGCAATTGTTTTCTACTCAAAATGCTGGTCAATTGGGTGTAACTACACCATTTTCATTGACTGTTGCAGGAACAGGAACACTTCTTGCTGACTTGGGTATTTCTGCTGGTACATACTATCAGCCAGGTTTCGATTATGGAACTTCTGCTGAACAGCCACTTTGGACTACTGGTCAAACATTCCCTAGACCAAGTGGTTCAGTTTGGCTCAAAGTCGGAACAGCTGGATCTGGCCTAAACACTGCAATTTCTGTTTGGAATAGTACTTTAAATACTTGGGTACCTAAAACAGTATCCTACGCTACTTCTGACGTTGCTGCTACTAATGCACTTGATTCAACTGGTGGTAAGAATATTCCAGCCGGAACAGTATATACTCAGTATGATTTTAATGTAGCTACATTTGCTTCTCAGGCTTCTCCTCCTCTATATTATTGGGAAAGACTTGCAACCGGTCCAACGATAGTTACGGGCAGCGTTACTAATCCAACATTTACTGTTGGGCCCTATTCTCTTGAGGTGATAGTGTCTTTGCCGGGAACAGGAATTAGTGGCACTTACTCAATAACATTAGGTGATGACACTGATGCTACAGATTTTGTAAATGAGTGGAATAGTACTGCTATCCCTTATACAACTGCTACTGTAACCGATGCAGGAGCAATTCAGATTACACATACCCAAGGTGGTGAAATCTACATGAATGATAGAAGCAACACCACAGGCTTGCCCACTACTCCATCATTACTAAGCGCCGCAGGATTCATTCCTGGATCAACATTAGGAGTGAAAAACGGATTTGGTGACCCTTTTGTCTTCCAGCCAGTGCAATCATCAAGTAGTGGATTAGGTGCAAACCTATCTATTAATGTTGGAACAGCTTATGGAAAATATTACGTTAACCCTACAAGCTTTCCTAATGCAGGATCAGGTTTTGCAGTCGGTGATACCGTAACTTTCTTAGGAAGTGCTATGGGCGGCACAGCGCCTACTAATAATCTTGTTGTTGAAGTAACAGCAGTTGTTTCTGGTGCAGTCACAGCTATTACACCAGTTAGTGGCGTAGCAGTAGCAAACTATACTACTCAGTTATCAAACTGGGTTGAATTTGATATGACTGCAAACGAAGGTGCACCGGTAGCTGCTCCTGCTAACCTAACTAATTGGTTCTACTCAGTTGTTGACGAAGTAGATATCATGGTTAACACATCAGCTGGATGGAGAGGATATAAGAATGTCAATTATGACGCTAGTGGTTTCCCACTCCCAAGCGGTACAAACTTAACGGATCCAAACGGACCAATCGTAAGTGCAAGTGAACCAACTGTACAATCAGACGGAACTGCTTTGGCATACGGCGACATTTGGATCGATACATCTGACTTAGACAATTATCCAATCATTAATCGTTGGCAGCAAGTTGATACCGTTGATCAGTGGGTAAGAATTGATAATACTAACCAGACAAGTTCAACCGGCGTAGTATTCGCTGACGCTCGTTGGGCCCTTAACGGTACAACTAACCCAGTTGACGATCCTATCCCATCGATTGTGAGCTTGCTATCTAGCAATTATTTGGATTTGGATGCGCCAACTACGTCACTTTATCCAGTAGGTATGCTATTGTTCAACACTCGTCGTTCAGGGTACAATGTTAAGCAATACCGCACTAACTACTTTAACACAACTCAATTCCCGGATGAGACACTTCCAGTTGAGAAGGCCGCATGGGTTTCAGTAAGTGGTCTAGAGTCAAGCGGTGCTCCTTATATGGGTCGTAATGCCCAGAGAGCAATGGTTGTTCAAGCAATGAGAGCAGCAATTGATTCTAACGGTGCAATTCGTGATGATGACAATCCATTCAACTTGATTGCAACTCCGAATTATCCTGAATTGCAACCTAACATGATTATTCTTAACAATGATCGTGGTCAAACTGGATTTATTATCGGTGACACACCAATGAGACTGCCAGATGACGCAACTGCAATTCAAGCGTGGGCAACAAATGCTGCTGGCGTATCATCAACCGGAGAAGAAGGTCTAGTAACCCGTGATACTTATATGGGTCTATTCTATCCATCAGGGATTACTAATGACTTGCGTGGTAATTTAGTAGCAGTTCCCCCATCACACATGATGATTAGAACTATTCTTCGCAACGATAGTATCGCTTATCCTTGGTTCGCCCCAGCAGGTACTCGTCGTGGGGTAATTGATAACGCAGCGTCAATCGGTTACATTGATTCAATTACAGGTGAGTTTGTTCCAATCAAGACAAGAATAGGAATTCGTGACGTATTATATACTAATCAAATCAACCCACTCGTGTTCTTCACTGGAAATGGTTTGTTGAACTACGGTAATAAATCAAGCTTTAATTCACAGTCAGCACTTGACAGAATTAACGTTGCAAGACTTATTGCTTATCTTCGTCGTCAATTGACAGTCGCAGCAAGACCGTTCATCTTTGAACCAAATGATGCGCTGACAAGACAAGAGATTTCAGGGGTTGTCCAAACACTTCTAGTTGATCTTGTTGCTAAGAGAGGCATCTACGATTATCTTGTAGTTTGCGACGAATCAAATAACACTCCTGCCCGTATCGATAGAAACGAGCTTTGGGTAGATGTTGCAATTGAGCCAGTTAAGGCAATTGAGTTCATCTACATTCCGGTTCGTGTCTTCAATACTGGAGAAATTGCAGGATTAGCAAATGGGCTATCACAAGACTAACATTATAATAAATTATCAACGGGTGCTTTCGGGCACCCGTTGATAAAAAGATAAATACTTATAACAGGAGAATACAAAATGGCAACAGCCTCACAATCATTGTTCAACATGACCGTAGCATCTGACAACGCAGGCGGCAACCAAGGTCTGTTGATGCCTAAACTACAGTTCCGCTTTAGAGTCAATTTCTTGAACTTTGGGGTTGATGTCAACGGTGGTCTACAACTTACCAAACAAGTAGTAGATTGCACTCGTCCTAATCTTACATTCGATGAAGTTACGCTTAACGTATATAACTCAAGAATGTATGTAGCTGGTAA